AACTCAAACGACCCAAGAACGACGGAAACGATCGTATCGGCAGATGCCGCGACGGATGTATTCTCCGTCTTCTTCGCTGTTGCTGTATTTCTCGTCCCCTCTGCCAGAAACTTCAGATTTCCTGCCACTCGCATCAAAGTAATCTTTGACAGCATCGGCGCAAGTTTCTTCATCTTCTCAAAAAACTTGCCAGCCGTTTCTTCAGGAATTGCGGTGACAGAATCTGTCGTAGCATATGCTCTTGACATGATCTGCTTGTCAAATTCCGTGGCTTTGCCCATGAGCGTGCGCATATAAGCAGCTCGATATTCCTTTGTGTCTGCACCGTAATCGGATGTTTCGGCTCTGTCTTCCTCGCGTTTCACCGCCACGCCAGATCGCCGTACTTCTGCGATCAGCTGATTTCTCGTCTCGACCGAGTCCTCGATAGCCTTTCTTTCGATGACCAAAGCGTCAAATTCGGATCGTATTTCTGCGATTCTCTCGACGCTCACATCGCCGCGTAATTCTGTGTTTAGTTCTGCGATTCTTTTAATAATTTCTTGTAGTCTCATTTTAAAGCCTCCATTTCAATCAGTAGTTTGATTTGTTCTTTATCAGCAGCGACTTTTCTAATAAATGCGAGCTCCTCGCCTGCGGATTCCGTACTCCCCTCGTCCGCCCTTGCCGCTATGCTTGTTTGATCATTTGCCGGTATCGACACGGCAGATACGTCATATATTTTCTTGACATGCTCGATCGTGATCGTGATCGTCTTGTTAATGTCATCATACGTTCTGGACATCCGATCCGGGACAAACGCCCAAGACATTTTTGTTACTAATTTTGAGTTAATTTCTTCATACAGGTCTTTTGCTCCTGCAGATCGTGATAAATCCGCTCCGATCTTGAGACCTTTGCTGTCTACGACTAAAACAAGTGATCCGTTTGATTGACGAGCATATACCTTGCCGCAATGGTCAAACTGCATGATCACGTCTGACATGTCTGTTCCGTCAAATGCGTTCCTTGCTATGATTTCATAGCATTTCCAACCGTCCATTTCCCAAAGCAGATATCTCGACTCAATCGTTGTTGCGTATCCTTCGACGTAAAAGTCAGACTCGATTAGTTTCTCGTTTTCTGTCGCTGACAAAAGCGACATTACGCGGTACATTCTATCATTTAATTTCGGCATCTTCTACCTCCGCCAATTTCTCAATCGGTTGTTCTTCTTCTTTCGATTCTCCTAGTTGGTTTACTTCTGCGTATTCTTTCCTGATATATCTCTTGTCTCCGTCAGAAATCGGGGATTGGTTAAATACTTCGCGGATATCGTTAATCGTAATAACTCCTCGATCAAACATCTGCGTTGCATACGATACTTTCGTACCGATACTTGCATATTCCATCCTGTTCGATTCCAGAGTGACGCGATTTCCAACCTGCAATTCGCGCATCGAAAAAAACATGTTGGTCATTGCCATCGAAACTTGCAGCGCCCACGGCTCAACCGTTCCTTCATAGTATGCGTTCCACTCGTCCTCCGTAAATGACGATGTCAATATTTTCTCGTTTGTTCCAAAATATTCAAACGCATTCGTCCTGATTTCGACCATCTGCTGTGGATTTATGAGGACGGGGCGAGATTCGATTTGTTTTACGTCCTGAAACTTTGCGTCAAAAAGCAAAAGCCCTGAGTCATTTCCTTCTATGTTTGACTTAGCAAATGTATCCCTTGCTTCTTTGATCGTTTGATCTTTTGCAGGTCCAGAAAGACGCGCCATAAATCTGAAAAATCCGCTCGAAGCCGCTCCGTTCTCAATAACCTGCCTTTGCGCGTCGATCAGTCTTAACGTTCCAGAGATCGGAGCATTCGACGATCCGAAGAAATCGTCCTTGTAATAGTGACTCCGAACATGTCCAATTTTATCGTATTCGATTGTTATTCTGCGCCCTGCAAAAAAGCAGTCCGCATACATCTTCCCGTCCATTGCTTTCAAAATCTTCGTTGAACCTGGCGCCCCGACGAAGATTTGAAGAACCCTCGAGCTGTACGGATCGACGAGAGGTAAAATGTACGCATTGTTTTCGCAGTCAAAAATCGTTGAAAGCCTATAAAGCAGATCAAACGTACTTTGAACCTCATTTGGTCTGTATTCCAAAATCATTTTAAGGTCTTGCCTTGCCGCACCAGAAACAACGGGCTTTAGCTTCGCGCGGTGTTTTGCGTTCGTGACGACACACGCGCGCGTCAAGTCCATTTCAAAAATACCACCGGCAAGCGTCTGGAATTTCGGCTGATATCCAGACAGGACCTGGAAATACTGTTCTATCTTCGTCGCCGCCGAACGCTTTTCTTTGTCAAAGCCAATGTGAAAAGTCGCCATCAGTTCAAATCCTCCATATAGGACAGATACTCTTCTCTATGTGTTAAGTATAACACCCATGCGTCAATTAGTGATACAGTTCCGTCAATTCTCAATTTTTGATTCCTTTTCTTGATCGGTCTGATGTTCTCATTCTCGTCAATCTTCTCGTTAGTGTTCGTCAAATTCCATATTAACACAGGATTTTGATTATAGTTCACTTTTTTTGCTTTTATTTCAGCAGCGAGATCCTTCATTGGAGTCGACATCGTTCTTGCGCCTTGCACCACTTGTTCCAAAACAAACCCGTTTTGCTTCATTTCTTCTATCCAATACTGCGATGACCACGGATCGTAGCCGATCCAAATAAGCGATATTAAATGTTCGTCGCGCATTTTGCAAAACCATTCAGTGACCATGCTATAGTTGACTTTGTATCCAGGGCAAAACGTGACCCATCCTGCTTTTTCATACAGATCGTATCTGATGCCGTCGTCTTTGATCTTTTTTTCAACAACATCTTCAGGAATAAAATATTTCTGCAAGACGTATGCCATTTTTTCTTTGACTACCAAAATTGTAGCGCATGTCAAATCTGACGTTGACGACAAATCGACTCCGCCTATCGCGTATGTATCCCTGATGTCTGACATTTCAAATTTAAGTCTATTTTTTACTTCTTGAAAACTTAGCCACGACCCCTCTGATGATTGACGCCTGTTAAAATCTTTACACATGACGCCAGAAATCTTGCGCGGCGAGCGCTGCGCTTCTGCGACGGCTTTAACAAGATAGTCCATCTTCTTGATCGATCCCAATCCGGGATTTGCTTTGATCCAACATTCTGGATCCGTCCATTCCTCGTCGCTATCAAGCTCGTACAAAAGCGGCAAAAATTCATCGTCATGAAATCCAGGTTGCCATTCCGCGACACGTTTCGCGTAATCGTATCTTTCGTCATATATTGATTCTCTTAATGTTCCCGCAGTCGTCGTCATGAAGAGCATCGGCTGTTCGCGAGATGACATCGACTGTTCCATCAGCTCGTATAGTTCCATTCCCTTGATCGCGTGTAATTCATCTATCGTAACTCCGTGACTATTCAACCCGTCTAAACCGTTCGTGTCCGATGCCAAAGCTTCAAATTTTGAAAATGAGTTTGAAAATTCAATGTCCGTCCGATGCAGCGTGATTATTTCGCGGAGCTCTTCCGACTGCCGAATCATGTTTCGTGCTTCGTTAAATACGATCTTCGCCTGATCGCGCTTTGTCGCGATCGAGTAAATTTCTGCGCCACCCTCACCATCGGCAATTAGCAAGTAAAGCATGATCGCCGCCGCGAGGGTGCTCTTTCCGTTTTTTCTAGCAACGAGCAAGAGCACTTTCCGAAATCTGCGCTTCCCTGTTTTTTTGCTGACAAAAGAAAACGCCGCCATGATCGCCGCTTTTTGAAAAGGCTCAAGAAGAAGCGGATCTCCTGCCCATTTCCCTTTTGAGTGCTTACAAAATTTCTCGATAAACGCAATGACATACAAGCCGAGTTCTGGACGATAGACCCATTTTGCCGATTTTTTTGATTCCTTGACAAGACGATCGTATATTGATCTGATCGCTACTCCTGCATTGATCTTTCCTGATTTGATGTCTTGATAATATGACATCATATGGTCTTTCATCTTGTCACCTTTAGTTTCGGTTTTTCGCTTATGAAATCAAACAAATTCCCCTCGCTTCTTTTTTTGCCTTCAAAATCTGGAAGCAAGGTTCCCATAGTTGAAATCGTTTGATTGTAACGCT